GATTGCGCTCATCTCGCCACCATCCAATGAAGATCGCCCGCTTGGTCGGATCCTCCTTGGCTATTTCCCACATGTCGTTGAAGTGGTTGAATCCGTTGGCGGTGGTCTCGTAGATTTGCAATCGATGCGGATATAGACTTGAAGTCTGGGATCTGAATTCGGCAAGGTCGTCGCCGTTGCCGTAGAAGGCGCATTCCGTAGCATGAACGAAATTAGCCGCGCCACCTCGGCCTAGACCGCCCTTGCGAGACTCCCCGGTGCCGGCAATGAGGTATCGGAATTTACTCGCATTTTTAAGGATAAGGAGATTTCGATTATGTCGAACATAATTGATTCGGTACTTGGCCGGGGTTTCCGCGAAGAACACCTCGACGGTTGATCTGAAGTCGTCACGCGCTTCCTCCTTGTGGGTGATGAATACGCCGAGCAGGCCCTTGTGCTCGAAAGCCCAATACATATCCAAGGCGAGGAAGAAGGATGAGATCCCGAGCTGGCGAGCTTTCAATATCACAAACGTCGTGACGCCCTCGGCAAGCCCGGCCTCGATCTCGCGCAAGAGGTAGCGCTGCGAGCCCAACATCTTGAACGGGACCAGGCCAAAATCCTTGGACTGCACTTTCAGATGCGAGAGGAACGTCAGAAACTTCTCGGTCGGAAACGGCGCAACGCCGGTGTACTCCATGACGAACGCGTCATCGAGATCATTCACCTTGATTTCAGGGGTGTCCGTCATGGAATGTCTTCAGGTTTCGGGGTCGCGTCCCGCTGCAGGGATTCCTTGACCGCCGTCAAATAGGGCTCCCCCAAATCGGACAGGTCCAGCCGGTGATAGATGAATCCCCGCTCAACAAGGCACCACGGATGGTTGCCGCGCATCTCATACGCGGTAAAGCGATAGCCTGTTGCCGGATCTGGCTGCACGAATCTCGTCAGGACTCTCGTCCACGCCGCCCGCCCTCCGTCATCTTCCCATCGGGAAAGATCATCGCGGCGCAGTTCCATTTCCCGCATCAAATTCATGCCGCCACCTCCACCTTTACGAGGTGTCCACACTGCATCGACTGCCCCCGCGGCAGGCATGCAACGCGGAACTTCCTCGGATCCAACGCCCCCGCCCCGAACATTCTACGCGCGGCCCGCCTCGCCTGCTTGGCGGATTTCCACGATCGCGGCAAAAATCCGCAACCCGGTATGCGCGCGAGATCCGTCACCCCGACCAGTTCAGCCGGGATGTGGCGCCCGTTGTGCTCTATGACGATCGCTATCACGCCGCCACCTCCACCTTGCGCCGCGGCTTGCGCCAGCCCTTCGGACGGCCGCCAATGCGCCCGCGCGCGCGAGCGGCGGCAAGCCCGGCCATGGTGCGCTCGCGGATCACGCTGCGCTCAAACTCGGCAAAGGCGCCCATGATCTGAAACATCAAATTGCCGGCCGCCGTCGTCGTATCAATCGCATCGTTGATCGCCCTGAAGCCCACACCGCGCGCCTTCAGATCATCCACGATCTCGATCAAATGGCCCAGGCTGCGCGCCGCGCGGTCCAACTTGAAGATCACGAACACATCGCCGGCCTGGCAGAACTTCAGCGCCGCGGCGAGCTGCTTGCGCTCGCGGTCGCCGCCGCTCGCCTTCTCGGTATAGATCCGCTCGCAGCCGGCCACCGTCAGCGCGTCAATCTGCATGTCAAGGTTCTGATCGATTGTCGAGCAACGGGCGTAACCGATCATCGTCATCGCCCCGCCTCCTGTACGGTTTCCGCCTCGATCGCCAGGTCAACCAGCTCGCCGGCGTGGGCCAGATACAGCGGCACCGTCGCAAGCCGCGCGCCAGTGTCCGGATGCAGAATAACCGCGTGATAGCGCACCATGCGCGAGCGCGTGTTCTCAAGAACCTGCCGCATGTTCATCCGGGGGAAACTGTGCTGGGCCATCGGAACCTCCTGAAACCGCCGTGCGGTCAGTGCGAGTACACGCGCCACAAAACACGGCCGCGCGCCGCTGTCAACGGCCAGCTCCAATCATTGAATGACGGATATCATCATCAAAGCCCCCCGGTCAGACCCGATGCAGTGCAGCAAACCGGGCATAACAACCAGCCAGCCAAACCCCGCGCGCCAAACACCCCCCAAACCCCGCCCAGACGCCCCGCGCAACCACCCAAGCCAAATCCATCAGCGCCTAAACCCAGCAAAACAAGCCGCATCTCGCAAAACCACGGGATGAAATTTTAATTTTGGGGGTAAGAGATGCCGGGCGCCCTTCAATTCGACTCGCGAGACCCATCGAGCGCGCGCCGCGGCCGGGGCGCCAGGGGCTCGGGAGCGGTATCCAAAGGGGTCACCTAACGCCGGATAGCCCCTTCCTTAGCCTTTACAAGGGGTTACACCATCAATAAACGAAGGTTTAAGCCACACGCTAGATCTAGTGGGCTCGCCAGCGGTATCCTGATGGCTCAAATCGAGGCCAAAACCGGCCGAAAACGCGCCCGCTATGTCGGCGACCTGACGTTCTGACATCAATCATACTATCACACGTTCCAAAACGGCGCTTAGAGCGGCCTTTGTGGGGGCTCTGAGAGGGTACTTACCGGATGCGACCTTGTGGATGTGCTCGCGGGCTATCCCGGCTTCCAGGGCTATCCCTCTCATGCTGGTTGCTCGCCTGGCGAGTCGTTCGGAGCGGGGCGAGAACCGGATGGCTCGGAGGCGTCTGAGGATCTCGTTATCGGACAGCATGCTGCGTTATCCCTTGGCTGGAGCCTTTAGGTGAAAAGCAAGGTGAGAAAGGAAGAGAGGGTGCGCGCGCACGTGGCGACGGGCGAGGAAATGCCGCTATTTTGGCTGGTCTGTCAACCCCCCCTCTTTTTCCTCAATGATTTCAATGGCCATGATTCGGCAATGCCTTAATTGAGTGCTTGACAGTTACAAACGAGTAATTACGCTTTGTATCATGAAACGACGTGTGGCGACCCCCGAGCCGACCCGCAAGGCGGTTCTCAAATTGCTGGCATCCGGCCGGGCCTCGTTGCCCGAGGTTGCCGCGCTCCTGGATCTCTCGACTCACCAGATCTGGAACTGGTGCCGCGAGGCGGATCTCGATTGGCGGGACAAGCGCCGGCGCCACGTCTATGGCGAGTGGAAGAAGTTCGAACCATAAGGAATCTGACATGCACCCTAACCGAGGCCACGTACAGCACACCGCAAAATTATTTGAGATAGCTGCAATATCATATTGACTACTGCACCAACTCCGCTATGTTGTGCCTACCAACAACGGAGCAAGCAAATGTCCCTCCACGAATACAATCCCAACATTCGCCCGACTCGCTTTCCAGAGCTAGGTTATTGCAAACACGCTGCAAATCTCTGGCGCATCATCGCTATGGATACCGAATCGGCGGTAGGCCCTCAGTACAAGACCAAAATGGAATTGCTGGCGGATCTCCCGCGCTACGCATCCGACTACGGTTGCGCATAACTAACTCAAACGCGGTTGGCGCCGTAGCGCGGGTTCTCGGCTTTCCATTTTGCGAGATTGCGCGCGAATTCCCGGCACCAAAATAAATTGAAAATAGTTGCAATACCGTATTGACAACAGCAGCAGACCTGCTATCTTACAGTCACGGAAGACGAGAGATGCACTGCCCCTCCGTATGGAGGCCTCGAAAGAGGGTCGAAGGCCCAAGTCTCCCTTGAGGAGACTCCCGGGCTAGACTAGCGGAGATGGGAACCGTGGCCAGTGCATCTCCCGTCCTCTCTTTTCAACTCTGCCCGAATAGGAGCAACCAATGTCCGCCTCTTGCCACACAACCTGGAAAGCCGCGCATACCGCGGCAGTCGAACTCGCTCGCCTCCTGCAGCGGGAAACCGGAATCGAGAAGGCCAAGGAGTTCGGCAAGGAAGTGTTCCGCGTGCACTCCCTGCCGAAACCCGAGAACCGTTGCGGCTTCGAACTGCGGTGCGAGATTGTTCGCCCGTCCGCCCCCCTTTGAAAGGAACCCCCACCATGCATCTCCCGTCCTCTACCAGCACAACGGAGCCAGCAACATGACCAGGATCTATAAACAAGGACCGATCGAGATATGGGCAGTTCCCGAGGTGTGGGGAACCGACTATTGGGTGTATGGCATCAGGAGCGATCCGGTTGTCTGCCCCTCGCGCGGCATGGCGCACGAGCTCGCTGCGGCATGATTGCCGCGCTCTACGTGGCATCGGGCGGCTGCTATTTCGGCCTGCCCGATGTCGACCCATGGGACGAAAGCCGCGACGCGCGCACCTATGCGGGCCCGCATCCCGTCGTCGCGCACCCGCCTTGCCAGCGTTGGGGAAAATTTTGGCACGGGTCGACGCGCAAGCCGCATCAGCACACGCTGGGCGACGACGGCGGCTGCTTTGCCGCGGCCCTGGCGTCAGTGCGAAGATGGGGCGGCGTGCTTGAGCGCCCTCAGGATAGCCATGCTTGGGCTGCGTATGGGCTCGCGAAGCCTCCTCGTGCCGGCGGCTGGGTCAAGGCTGACGATTTTGGCGGCCAAACTTGTCGCGTCGAGCAAGGATTCTACGGCCATTTCTCTAACAAGCCGACTTGGTTGTACGCCGTCAGCGCGGCGCCGCTGCCTGAATTGCGATGGGGCGACGGCGAGCAGCGCGTACACCCGACCGCGCTCGCCAAGCATGGCTATGCCAAGGCGCGGCGGATCGGGATGATGGCCATGATCGGGGGCAAGGACAAGACCAGGATCAGGGAGGCCACGATGCCGGAATTCCGCGATGTTCTGATCGAAATAGCGAGGACGCGGG